TGATTTCTCCTTATATTGTTTGCGTGTAGTAGGTAGATACTCGAACATCTGCGATTAGCAGCGTTGATGCACCAACTTGAGTAACTGTCGGTCTTTCAACCGAGCTGACAATGTATCCAACTGGAATAACTGCCAGAACACTTATGATTAATTGCTCGATATTATCGAGCGATGCTGGGTTGCTGTTATATGCAACTGCAACTGAGATTGTAAAATTGATTTTGGCTCTTATGTTAGTTTTGCTAATTGTTTCAAATTCTAAGTAAGGTGAATCAGGCACAACCACCACAGCTGGTGGAATTACTGTTTCAGGCACAAATGAATAAACATTTCCTGCAACGCTAGATAGAGCGGTTGCTAAAGGTGTGCGAATTTGTTGAAGGATTGTTTCATTAGGCATTTATTGAGCCATGCCTTCGGTGTCCATATATGAACCAAGTAAACCAACGCACTTATTGAAAAGTGATCGACCCATTCTAAATGGGGTTGGTGAAAAATCTACTCCTTCGATTTGTCCTCCACCGGCAAGTCTTGCTTGGAAAACTTCGACTGAAACTGTATAGACGGCTGATTGAACAGCTGCGTTTCCAACATAAGTTGATGCGCCAGAAAGGGTAGCAACTCCGGATGGGATGACATTAGCTTCGAGTATATCGGCATTAGTGATCGATGCTGAAAAGGTATATTGTCCAAGATTTTCTGCCAGCACAACTCTTGTTCCGTTGTAAGGTGACCCGCATCCTGTGATGACAACTGATTGTCCTTCGGTAAATTCATGAATTCCTAGTGTAGTAAATGTAGCAACATTGTCTGACAAAGAGGTTGCCTGAATTGGTGCTTTGAATGTAACAAGCATTGGCAGGATGACCGTTTCTGCCGAATCTATTATTTGATTTAAGTAACTGTCACTATACAAGGCAGATGACACGCCTAATACGGCTCTCAACTCTGATGCTGAAATTATACTAGGCAAGTGTCATCTCCTTACTCCCATTAATGGATGCCTAGGATCGGGAGCAACCCTAGGCACTCAGTTAAATTAGGCTATTGCGTCTAACTTGCGGAATGCTGTTGGGTAGCGATTTACTACGCAAACATATCCATAAAGTCCGATCTCAATGCGACCATTAGCAACAACATTGGCACGAAGTTCAATTGTGCCTGATTCATGGAATCTCATTGCTGCTGATGGATAAACCAAAGCAACCTTTGTTCCAGCCGTGTTGCCTGTGTAGTTTGGATCTACAACTAAATCAAGTCCTGCAACTGTTCCAGCGGTTGAACCTTGTGTTACAAGTCCGCCAGCGTTTTGTGGTGCTGCTGCTGCAAATAATGGTCGTTGTGATCCATCAACTGCGCCAAGAATGTTTGAGAAATCAACATTCTCATAACCACCGGTTGTTGCTACTAATAGGCGGTTTGGTGTAAAACGCATAACGCCATAAGAATCAGCAATACCTTGTGCAATTGCTTTGTAAAGTGATGTTCCGCTTGAAGTATCTGCGCCATCAGCTGCAATTGTTGCAGCATAAGCATCAGTCTTTTGTGCATAAGATGCAGCCAACTCACGCACTAACAAATCTGCAAAAGATGGGTCTGAACGGTCAAAGAGTTCGACATTTACAATGTTTGCTCCAGCGAACTTGACAATTGTGTCCTCTTGAAAGGTGACAGCAGTATCTTGTGAAGCAAACTCCACGCCTTCTGCGGTCTGCCCTACGATTGCTTGCGCTCCTAATTTTGGAGTAAAGACCTTCATGCCGGAAGCAGGAAGTGGTGCACGCTCGATTGAATCAATGAATGGACGAGATGAATCGATCACGCCGATAACATCACGCAAATAATTTGGTGGAACAGTTCCGGTGTTCTCTGAAACTGTTGCTATTTGTAATGCTGCTACTAAATCACGAGCATCGGTGTCGCCACTTAGTGCTTTGATCTGTGCATTTAGATATTGTCCTGCTGTAACATTTGTATCAACACGAGGCTTTGTATATGCCATGTATTGAGCAGTTACAACTGGAGCTTGTGATGCTTCTACCGCTTCGGTTGCGATAGGAGCTTCTGATGTTGTATCAGACACTTTGTCCTCCTGTGTTGTAGTTTCCTCAGCGGTTGCTTCGGAATTCTCTGGTGTTTCACTAGCTGCTACTTCAGCAACTCTTGCGCTGCTAATGGCTGGCTCGGTGACAAGTGATACCTCTTGCAAGGAACTCGACTGTATCTTTAAGACGCCATCTTCATTTTTCCATTCGTTGATTTTGACACCAACGCTAAATCCATCCCTTAAACCTGTGGCTGCTTCCTCAAGAGCATCATCAGCTGCAAAAGTCTTAGCCAATTTGAATGTTGCTTCTAAGCCCTGCTCTGTGGCAGTAATATCAACCAATTTGCCTAATGGCTTTGTGCGCTCATGCTCAAGTAATAATTTGACAGGTTTTGAAAAGTCAATGCTGTCTTTTTCAAATACTGTTAATCCTGCGCTGGTTGAACCTTCCTCATTCCAACTTACAATGCGACCAGTCAGCGTTCGCTTATTTGTATCAGCAGCGGTTATTTCAATTGGGAAACTAATTTTCATCGAATTAGATCCTCCTCCTCTTGGATTTGCTCAACGCTCATTGCGCCAATGCGATTTAGGATTTCATAAACTTGAGCACGCTCTAATGCTGAACCTCTCAAGAAATCATCAATATCAAAACGAATTTCCATTCCATTTGGCACGAAATCTGGTTGGCTTAGTCTTTGTTCAATTGCTGTAAGTATTGGACGAAGTGAAAAGTCAATTAATGCTTTTCTCTCGGCTGTCATGTTTGAATAAGTCATTGATGTAGTTTCAGCAGATACGAAACTTGCCGGAATGCCTGAGGCTCTGGAAATTTCTAAAGCGAGGTACTGTCTAGCTTCATTTAATTGAAGTTTGGCTGGATCAAATCCTAATGCTTGCAATTCAACATCAGCATTTAAGAATGCAGTTGCTCTTGTTGATCTTGATACTCTCCAAGATTCAAGAAGTTTTGTAATTCGCTCTGGAGTAAGATTTGTGCCATTTGATTTCAATACCATTTGTGGCATTGGTTCTTTGGCATACATTTCAGCAGCCTTTTCTAATTCAGCAGCTGCCTTAATTGTCCGACCGGCACGATTTAGAATTCCTTCATCTAAACCATTGAAAACAATTAATGAACCTAAGCCAAATGGCGGCACTCGCTTGCCATCAACTGTGTAATACTCGATTTCAGTTGAATCAGAATTTAATGACGCAAAAACTCTATTTGGTGCAACTCTTGTCCATGCTCTAATTCTTGAAGCATCTGTCGCAGAGTATGTGTCCAAGCAAATTCCATAACCGACCCCGTATAGCAAAATGTCCTCAGCCAACCATGCATAAATTGCTGATCCTGCAACTCTTGGATCTGGTTGCATAATTACTCGGTTTGGTCTTACATGTTCGTTTGTAAAATGATTGTATTGCTCAAGAGGTAAAGACCCGACAGTTGAGCAAATTATATTTCTTGCTCTAGCACCGGATGGGATCGCCATATACTGCTCACGAGTTGCGGTTGTAGTTCCAAATAAAATTCCACCAACTAATTGTTGCGAATTGTAAGGTGCAAGAGCAGCTGCAACATCTACTGGATTTGTTGGCTGATTTGATTTAGCTGTAAATCGATCGAATAATCCCATTAGCACATAATATACCATAAATACAAATTATCCGACTTGAATATCAATTTCCGTTTCTGCTTGTGTCGCAAAATAGGTTGCTAACGCCGAAGCGACAGCTGCACAAACTGCCACTCGACTAGCACGCCTTCCGATGATCCATGACCCATCCCCATAGGGCAGTTTTGCAGCGGAAAGCGTTTGTTGGGTCAGTTCATCCTGCCCACCATGTTGTAATCGATGGCTATTGATCGCCCCAAGCCACCGATCGCAACTTTCAGCATATATCGCCCCATCCATGTTAGTGCAGGAAAATCCAGCAGGGATTAACCGACTTGCGACGGCTTGTGCAGTCCTTGCTGAATAAGCGATAGTCTGAACATTATATTTTCTTGCGTAAGGTGCAATGTCATTTGCAACCGCTAAATCATTTATTGAAAAGTCATTCGACCATGTATGCAATAAAACTAAATTAAACTTTTCTCCTGGTAATCGCTGTGTCGCAGTTAATGCGGCAAATTTTCTGTCCGGCGATAAATCTAAACCAAACCAAGTTGGCTGCTCAGGATCTAATGGTATTGGGTCGGTCTGACATAATCCCCACTTTTGTGCATCAATTGCTGAATTGATCGTATCTACCCATTGTGCCAAAACTTCAGTTCGCACAATATCCGGTGGATCATTAATTACAGCTTTTAAATTATCTGGATGAATTGTAATTCCTAATGATGGATTGGCTTGAGCGAATGCACTCCAATTGATCTCACCTGACGGAAGTAAGATCGGAGCATCAGGTTCTGCACTCCACTCAAACCAACCTATCGGGTCATTGGTCGTGGCTGACGCCAATGCCCTCTCACGCAATTTGTTTAGAATTACGGAATGCTGATCTCCAGCTGATGAATAAACCCATACTTGTGGATTCTTAGCAGCCATCATCGAATAACGCATTGATGACCAAGCATCCTCATCCTTATATTCACGCAACTCATCCAAATGTATGGTTTCGGGCTTACTCAACCCTCTCGCTGCATTGTTTGCAGCCTTTACAACAAATCTCCTATTGCCAAACAGCTCTATTTCCTCAGCACCATGTTGCCATCGGATTTTCTTTACTTCTTTTTCAAGTTTTGAATTGGTTTCAATTAAACCAACGATCTGCCTAAAGGTTTCAAGTGATGTTGTAAGTCTATGAGCTGATGCGAGTTGTAATCCCTCACCCCATACAAACATGCCAGTCAAGATCCGGAGCATCATCAAAGTGGACTTGCCTTGCTGTCTTGCCATGATCAAACCCAGTTCGGAATGAGCCCACCTGCCATCTGGTCTGACTTTGTGACCATGTATGCAGACAAACCGCTGCCATTCCATAAGGTTAATACCCAATTCGGTGGCAAGGTCGATCATGTCTTGACCTTTTGAAGGTAAATCAGTCAGTTTTGAATGAATTCGTGGAGTTTGCACACCTCCTAATCCTGAATAGGTCGGATCTGTCAAGATCTCTCCTGTTTGTAAATTAATCAAAGCGATTCAGTCTGAGCGTGGGCGATCGAGGTGTTTTGTGGGTTAGAAAAGGAACG